TGACGCTCTTCGGGCGTTTCCGTTCCGTCGAATTTCGGCATTTTCTGCCTTATTGCCTGTATCTTTTTGTCCCCGAATACTTTCTTAAATTCCGACACAAGCTTATATGCCTGCGGAAGAAATTCATCCATAGGACAATTTGCAATCGTTTTCGTTATTTCCATAAAATCCTCCCTTTATTTTTCTTTATGTTCCGGCTTTGATGTAGATTTCAAACGGACATACTTCAGGCGTAGCCGCGCTTGCGTGCGCTGTAAACTCAGCCGCAAACGAGCCTTTATCCTTTTCCGCGCTCTGTATCTGAAAACCGCCAGTCGAAAGCGCGTTAACAAGGTGTATTGCGATGTAGCCACCCGATTCCGAGCTGTGCTTGTCGGAGTAGTCGCCAACCCACCAAACATCGAAAAAGTCTGTATCTGTAAGATTTGTTCTCGGTGTTACCTTCGTTGTGTCGCTCGCGCCGATATCTGCCGCGCCGAGAAGCTTTTTCGCAAGGTCGGTTGTTACTGTTTTGAATGTTCCCGAAAGCTTAAACTTCCACGAGTCAAGCTCTTTGCCTTCTTTCGTGTTTTTCACGGAATTGTCTATGCCTTCGGCAAGGTCAATATAAGTCGGTGTAGCCGTTACATTAACTCCGCCATCGGTTGCGCCGAGAATATCCGTAATCGTGAGTTCAGCAGTTGACGGGGTAAAATCGGAAAGCAGTACGCCCGCATTGAGCTGAAGCTCTTTATATGTGTTTGCGGGTATCTGCGTGAATTTCATTCCCATAGTCTTTCCTTTCTCAATCGGCGGTTAAGTATTCCACCGAAAGGTTTATTATTTTTCTTCTTATCATATCGTCGTTTTGGTCGCCCATATTCTGCGCGAAAGGCTCTCCGCGTTTAATCCATATTGCGCCGCCGTCACAGGCTTCCATAATTCCGCCTGTGCCGATTATGCGCGATATTTCTTCCGTTTTTTCGTTCGCCGCAAGCCACGATGTGGAGCGATACCACAGCGAAGCGGTAAGAGCTATTTCCCCGCCGAAGCTATCCGTTGCCACATAATATGTGATATACGGATATGCCGTTTTATCCGGAACGGCATTTTCTTCATATGCGGGAAGCGAAAACTGCGCAAAAAATGAGTGTAAAGCTTCTGTTTTCGTCATTGCGGCAATCTCCATTCTTCGGCGTTTACTTCCCTATAAGCGAAAGACGCGGAATCGGGCGTTTTCATATCTTCTCCGTCTGAGGTTACGCGGAAAATCTTTCCGTCGCTCTTTCTTCTCAATACGTCGTGATAGTCCAAAATAACGCTCTTGCGCGTCACGAGCGTATACAGGGCTGTAACACCCTGCTGTTGCGCTATTCTCGCTTCTGTGGAGTTGTCAAGGCGCGATACGGCGTTTATTGTCGCTCCGTCCGTCCACGTCGTTATCGTTCCTCCTACGCCGTCCGGAACGACCGCTTTGTTGAGTATTACAAAAGGCTCAAACGCCTTTTCAAGCAAACTCATAACTTCCTCCAAACGTTAAGGCGCGACGCGAACACATTCTGCCACGAGCTATCGGGCTTTCCTGCGGCGTTTGTCGCCTTTGTATATGAATATCCACCCCAACTTTCCGACGCGTAAGGAGAAATAGCCGCCGCGTCGGATTTGGAGTAGTCATCAATCTCGGTGTTGAGGGCGAGAAAAGAGGGAGGAATTTTCATCGCCCACACCGAGCCATTAAACACCTCGTCGATTAAATCCGACTGAGGATACTGATGAACACCGTCATTGAACGTACTTCCGACAATTCGGAAATATTGTCCGTCCTGTAAAAAGTCAAGCGGCGTAATAGTGCCGTCCTTGACCGTGAATGTGCCGACGTGCTTATCTTCGTCCGAAGTAAACCAATTTCGGCACTCTCTGCAAAGTTCAGTAAGCATTTTACGCCGCCTTTCTTAATTTAGAATGTGCATTTAAGACCTGCAAGTCTCTTTGCGTCAACGACCTTTGCGCCGTAAAGGTGAAGTCCCTTAACAGCGTCAGCAAATCTCTTTTCGGGTCTGTAAGCTTCGGTGCTTGTAATCTGCTCTGCATATGTGCAAGCGCCTTCGTCGCCCGCCGTGATTGTATATGTTGTGGTGTTCGAGGAAGTTGCGCTGTTGCAGTTGTTCGACATATAGATGTCAAAGCCTGCCGCTCTTGCAACCCAACCATTGCGGAGGGTTTCTTCTGCCATTGCGCCGCCTGTCTTTACGAAACGGTCGTCCTGAAGAATGAGCGCAACCATTTCAGGCGGGATTACAAGCCAACGACCCGTTGTGGGAACGTTTGCTTTGTCAAGGACTGTTTTCATCTTGACAACGTTTTCATAAACGTTATCTTTTGTGAGCGCAACAGCCGTTGTGCCGACCTGATTGCCGTTTGCCGTTGTAATAGCTGCCGCGAGCTGGTCGGCAAGATATTTGTCCGCAACGTCATTGAGTCCATAAGCGGCTCTCTGCATTGCTTTGTCCATAACGTCGCCTGCTGCCTGTGCTGTGTCGATATCGTCAACAGCAAAATTGAAGTATTTTGCCTGATCAATAACGAGCGTCTGGTCGGTTGTGGTAAGTGCCTGAGGACCCGATGTAAAGTCTGTGTCCTTTGTGTATGTGCCGATTGTTACCGCGCCAATCGTATTTATATGCACGGTATCGCCCTGCTTCTTGATATCGCCTTCGTAATCTCTGTTTACGAGTCCTGCGAAAACGTGAGCCTTGTCAAGAGCGTTGAGAAGTCTCGCGTTCCAAAGTTCGGGAATGAATGATGTAAGTGCCATAATAATAATATCTCCTTTGATTAAAGATTTTTAAGCGACTGCTGTATATCGTCCCAATTCTTGTTTATTTCGTCGGGGGACATCTTTTCGATATCTTCGCGCGTATATGCTTTTTTCTGCACCTGCGCGGGCGGAGTCGCAGTCTTTGCTCCGCGTGTCTGCTCGGTCACGATAAAGTCAGCCCATTCCGATTTAATCGAGTCCGTCAGTGCGTCGCCGTCCTTGATTTTGCCGTCCTCGTCAAGCTCTATGCCGTCAACGTTTGATACTTTGAGTATGCTGTCTATCCGCTTTTCCGAAACGCCGCACGCCTTTAACACATCGCGATAAGCCGCTAACTTTGCGCCGTGTGTTTCCTTTGCGGATATTTCAGCTTTATATTTTTCAAAGTCCTCTTTGACTGCGTCATACTTGACCTTGTAGCTGTCTTTTCCGTTCGCTTCGATTGTTTTGTTAGCTTCGCCGAGTTCCTTTTCTACCTCCGCCAACTTATCAGCGTCCGCTTTATATACGGTTATCTGCTCTTTGAGAGCATCAACAGTTTCTGCGTGCGCTTCGATTATGGTATCAATCTGTTCATCGCTGATACCCATTCCTTTGAGCAATTTTCTTGTAAGTCCCATTCGCTGCTCTCCTTCGTCGCGTATTCTTTCGCGTTCGCGTTTGCCGATTTCTCGGCTTCTGATTGCATTATAGCACAAAGTGCATAAATTGTCAATACAATTTCTAACTAATGTAAATTTAACTTTGCATTTAATTCTTTTCGGACTCCAAAGCCGCTTCAAGTATTGCTTTGTATTCGTCCGAATGCCGTGTTGCCGCGTGCAAAAGCATATGATGTGCTTTTTGTCGGCTCGTTCCGTTTTCAACATCATTTTGTTATCGCAAAGCTTTTTATCTTTGCTTCTTGTAGTTGCTAACTACAAGTTCGGCGTACATTATCGCATTTCTGCGCCAAGCACTCTTGGGGGCTTTATTGCTTCCATAACGCTCAGCCCCTACGCTCTACAATGTCAGCGGTCTGCTGATTATCTCGGTGTTGCCCATTGATAAACAATTCCACGTTAGTGTCAAGCAGGTTTTCACCGATTTTGCTCGGTTTACCCTCCGCATATTAAAGTTTACGGAGCATAATATACATTCGTACCGATATAAGCATCGTGTCCTTTGACGGCGTGAGACATACTGTTGCGCAAACGTCCTGTGTCAACGGGCGTTTCCGCCTTTGTATGACTTTCTGCCACTTCTCCCATTGTCTCAAGGGCTTTTGCCGTTGCCCGCTCTAACTGTTTGAGCGTCAATCCGCTGTTGTCCTCAAATGTTATCTTCACGTTTTCGCTCCTTTCTTCGCCTGTGTCGGCTTCTGCGATATTTTGACAACATCGCCGTTCGCTTTTCTAAACCCCACAACTTCATAAACAAGAGTGCAGCGGCAATTATAAACCATTGCAGGGTCTGCGTTCGGGTCTCCCGGATATTCTATCGTGTATGTAACGACGTGTGGGTGCTTTTTGCCCTCAATTACCGTAACAACAAACTTTTCGTCCCGCTCTTTCGTTTGACCGTTCAAAAGCCTGTGCGCGTCTCTCGTCCGATTATCGTGCGCGGACAGCCATTTCTTTTTCGTGACTATCCCATTTTTGTCTGCGGTTTCGAGCATATCTATTCGCCCTTTGTTCTCGGCAGATGTAACCATTGTGCGGGCGTTTCTGATTGCGGAATCCCTGTTCATATCCTCAACCGCTTTCAATCTCTTTGCGATTTTTGGTATGCTTTCGCCCTGCAATATCCCCTGTATCACTTCCGCATTTATCCGCTTAGTGTTCCACCGCTCGTCTTTCTTCCCGTTGACTTGTTTGTATGGTAAAAGCGTCTTGTCTTTTGTCGCAAGGTTTTTAACGGTGTGTTGGTCTACCAATTCAAAAGATATGCCCCCTAAACCGTCCATATCGCCCGCTATGGCGTTGTAATTGAGAGAGTATATCGGGGGAAGCTCCCCGTTTATATACGCCACAGCCGTTTTATTTACGTTTGTGAGCTGTTCTGCTGTTTGCTCCACCATACGTTTATAACGGCTTGTTTTATATACAGAGTTGCGGAGAAAGTCTCTGTATGCTTTCTCCGCTTTTTCTCTTTCCTCGCCCTCGGCATTAAGTATCGCTTTTTGGAGCTTCGCCGCTTTGTCCTTGAATTTGTCAAGATATTTGTCCCATTCTGCACGGATTTCTTTGTCGGCTCTTGTGTATATTTCCGTGAGTTTCTTTTCTATCTTCTCGAGGACAGCGTCCGTCTCTCTATGCGCTTTATCCATTTTTATCTACTCTGCCTTTCAACTCGCCGTTAGCGTATCGTGCACGTCAACAGCATATCGGGGATAAGAGCCACACCGTCTTTTACATCAACGTCAAAAGAACGTCCTAGCTGTTTATTTGAAAAATGCACCTGTGCGCTATCCGCCGTTACGCTTCGTCCTGTGTCCCATTGAAAAAGCGTTGTTCTTTCGTCTGTTAGTTTCATTCTGCCACCTCATATCTGCTTTGTTCTTCCGTTCTGCGTTTTCTGATTATTTCGTCCGTTTTATCAGCTATGCCGAGTATTTGGCAGACTTGCTCGACGATCGTTTCGTCGTCAAGGTACGCCTGAGCCGCAAGCAATGTGTTTATCTCGTCGGATTTGTTAATAACTTTGGAACGTGTGAATGTGACTTTATCGTCTATTCCCGCAAGTTCGAGAATTTTCTGCACAAACTCAATAACGCAATATTCGTACATATCGCATTTGCTATCGAGCGGCTGGTATGCGGCTTTAATCTCTGTGGCTGTTTTATTTGCCGCCGAAAGGGAATTTACATCAAGGCACATAAAGTCCTCATACAGCCGTCTCTGTATCGTCTGAATGGCACTCTCGCTTGCCTGATACGGCGCTTCTATCGTGTGCGCTTCCGCTGTTGCTCCGCTGTCGCCGTCCGCGTGCGCAACGTGCGTTGTTTTCAACTGCTCAATAAACTTCGCGTCGTCCATCTCGTCCATTCCCCCGCAGTTCGTGAGAACCCAATAAATGTAGTTCGCCTCGTCAAGGTTGTTCACAAGGTTGCTGTTCAGGAGGTCGAAAGCGTCAAGCGTTCCCTGCCTGCCGACAAGCTCCGACTGCTTTTTATCATTTCCCCAAAGCGGGACTATCGGGAACGTCGGGTAATTCTCGCCGTCGTATATCTCCTCGCCGTCCGCTTCTGATGTGCGCACTTTGAGTTTATAAGGTCGTTTTTCGTGGAGTATTGCGCTTTCGTCGTTCGCCCTTAGATAATCCGTGTATCCGTCCTCTTCGTACAACGTCGCCCTCATAGGTTTATCAGGCGATACTTGCCAAAATCTTATGCCCGCTCTCAATGCGCCGTTTTCTTCGTCATAAAGCGGAACGAATTCCAACAGCGAAAAAGTGTCGATGTGGTCAAGGTTGAAAAATCCGAACGCCACTCCGCCGACAAGTGCCTTTTTCCCCAAGTCCTGCAACTGTGTGTCGAAGTCATTCCCAAGCTTTGCCTTTGTATCGTCTTTTGTAAATGTTGCACCGTTGCCGAGTAAGTATTGATTTTCCTGCGTTATCGCAAAATTTAAAAAGTTTGACGCTATTTTATGGTTCGGTGTCCATTTGTCAACGTGCGCGTCGCCCCGCATATCATAGATAATTTTTTCGTACTTCGTTATGCGCGGGTTTAGTCCCCTGTAATATTGCTCTGCGTCAAGAGCGATAATATAAGGCTCAGTGCCTTTGTGTTCGGTAATGGCGGCAAAAACAAACGCCATTTTTGCGGCTTCGTTTTTGCTTGCCGCAATTAAGTCCTGATAGCTCTTCATTCGTTCACCCCTTAAGTATAGATTGATAATCGCCGTTCTTCTTCCAAAGTCTGCGGATTTGGCACGACAAGCTGTCGGGCGCGTCGTCGTGTTCCGCGTTTTCGTTGTAGTTGCAAACTTGCTCTATATATTCTTTGTCGGTATCCTCAACAAAGTATATATTCTTCCATTCGGCTTTCAGATAGGACGTTATTTTGAGATATTTATTCATATTCTCGTGATAAATAACTACACGTTCGCCCCTGCGCCGTAATTCCTTACCTAGATATCCTTTGTCTCCGTTGTCCTCAACGAATATCTTCCCCGCATTAAACCGAGCGTGTAACGCTTGTATTTCGTCGAGACAATCGTCGACGTGTTTGTTCCATAGCTTGCCGAGTACATAATAAACATCGCCGTCTTTCCTGACAAGCGTGTATGCCGTAAGGTCGCTCCCTCCATATGCCGCGTCTATATGTCCGTCGCCTTGTTCCACAAGATATGAACCTGCGCCCGTGTGCGGATTTGAGAATATAACAGCCTCCGCCGCAATATGCCGCAACTCGTAGTTGCACGCAAACAGAGAAGCCGTCATACTTTCCTTGACTTCGGCAACGTCCTCTTCTGTCATCAGTCCCGTTGAGTAGCAGTCCCACTTTTCGGGAGAGGGCATAATTGAAAAGCAGTCATCGGCGTGCCACGGCGTTCCCGTGTTGAAAATCCGCCCGCCCCTGTTCTTGATGTTCTGCAACTCCTGATATACAGTTTTTGTCCGCTCTCGCTCCGCCTTTGATATTCGGTCGTTGACGTTGACAATATCGTCTGTAAAAATCCTGTCAAAGTGCTTTCCCGTCAGAGAGCCGCCGCAACCCGCTCCGATAAGCTGTGCCGTTCCTCTTATGTCTATTGACAGGTTTGTCGTCAGCTCCGTCGCATTTTCAGTCGCAAGCCTTAAATTAACGCCATAAATACACTGCACAAAATACAGTGTGTGCGGGTCTTGCAGGATTTTTGACGTCTGCTTGATAATCTCTTTAACGTCGTTGTCGGTCTTTCGCATAAACATTGTGCGCTTGTTCGGGAGAAGAATAATAATTATTGCCAAAGCCAACGACACGCACGTTGTCTTATAAGAGCCTCTGTGCGCCTGCAGCGTCTTATCATCCTTGCCGACAATCATATCCCTTATCCATTTGTTGTGAAGCTCCGTCAGCTTCGTAAACCCGAGCATATGCCCCAGTTTATACGGAGACGTTAAAAGAAAATTGACCGCCTGTTCGCGCGTCATACATAATACACCGCCTTTAACCTTGACGGCAACCATTCAAACATCATAAACCGCTTATGCGCTCCAATGTAGCCTTCGCTGTTGCCCCAAGCATCGTCAGGTTTCGCCGTGCTTGTGCGCCTTATCATAACCCCGTATAAGTCGCTCTCGCTCTCACAGTGCAAATGCCCTGCGTGTATCTCGCGCACGTCGCTGTCTGCAAACTCTGTCGGAAAGCGTATTGTAAACTGCCCCCGAAGGTCTCTCGGCTCTCTTTTCGCGCCTTCGCCGTGTGTCACGCCAATGAAACATCTACGCCAATGTATGCACTTTCTGTCTCGGAACGTGTCATCAAAATGCGCCTGAGGAAAAGCCACTTGCAACGCCTTGAATAGACACCACGAGGAGCATTCATCGTGATTTCCCTTTGAGTAAATAACATTTACCTTTTGCGAGTGTTCTAAACAAGCGGGGATGACGTTCTGCCAAAAGTTCCACGCGTCTTCCCATGCGTTCCGGAAGTCCGCCGCTTCAATACTCGTTCCCTTTGCCGTATGACCGCGCATATCGTTCGTGTGGAGCATATCTTGACCGAATATGATATTTATCTCGTCATATGCTTTCGCTTCGATAATGCCCTTTATTTCGCGCGTCTGCTGTGTGTAGTCTTCAAGGCTTGCAATTCCGAAGTGCATATCGAAGAGCGGGATTTCAAGCATTGTGTCGCCGCCTATTTCGCAAGCGTCTATTTTGAGCGGCTGAACGTTTTCTCGGATAAAGTCCTTTATGTCGTCCCAATTGACGTCCTCTGCTTTTTGCTTAATCCACGCTTGTGTTATTTCTCCGTTTCCGTTCACTTGCACCGTTGCGCCGTGAGCTGTAAATCCTCCGTATGTTCCACTCTCCAAGGTTACGCCGTCCGCCATTTGCTTATTACGCCAATATCGAAGCTTCCTCGCAAACGTCGAAAACGACATACTGTCCCCGTGTTCGGGGGCAAATATGCCGTTATAAATTTCTCTTGCGGTTTTTCCAGTGTATGACTCTTTAACGCATCGCACTTTAAGGTCGTAGGGTATAATCATTGTTTCGCCCTTTCTATAAGTTTATCGATGTACCATTTTGCCTTTTCCAACGACTGCGCCTGCATTGTAATGTTCAGGGTGTTCAATGTTGCTCATCGTTTACCATCCTTTCAACATCATCAATAACAGACTGCTCGACTTCTGCAACCATTACTTTTTCAACAGGCTTTTCGCCCGCCGTATCTCGGAGGACTTCAAACGCCTTTACATCGCCTTTCATCGCCTTTTTCATCAGCGTGACAGCCAACGCCTCGCTTCCTGTAAGCGTTTTTCCTTCCGACGTGTACTCTTTTGCAAGCAGTTCATCGATGCATTCACGCAGTAATTTCTTGCGCTTCCTGCTTTCAGCAGAAGCCTTTCCTCCTGCTTTTTGGTCGTCAAGCGTTAATTTGTGTTCATTCGGAATTTTGCTACGCTCTTCTGCCAAACCTTTCACCCCCAATCAATTTGCGAAATCAAAAATAGACACTTGTCTGTTTTGCAACGCCTCCTGTTCTTCTCTGAAAAAATCTTCTTTTGTTTTTCCGGCTCTTTTCCCTTTAAGAGTGTGGCAATCGAAAACGTATTGTGGAATTTCCATTTTTTCTTTTCTTACTTCCTCAAACTCTTGTTCAATCATATCATCGGTCAGACCTTTATAAGCGTCATATACATAATTGCTCAATAAGTCTGCGTCTCTGTTGTGTTTTGCCAAGCAAAGAAGAATTACAGCCTTTGAGATGAAAACCCTGCCTTTCAATTCATCGGCTTTTTTCCCTTTGTTGATGACGTGGAACGCTTCATAAAGAGACATAATCTCCTTTGTTATCACGCCGTAACAATCTTCGGCTGAGATTGTCAGCAACCTCTTCCAACAATATTCCGAATACTTCGGAAAAAGTTCCAACGCCATATAGCCCGCAAGTTTAACGTCGCCTCGTCTGATTGATTTTTGCAAAGCACTTGCAACCTCATAAAAATCATACCCTCTTTGTGTGAAAAGTTTCATATAATTATTCCTCCTTCGAGCTTCTGCTCTATGTTAATTATATCACATTGTTTCACTTTCGTCAAGAGTTTTTTGAAAAATTTATTTTCTTTTTTTATCGTTGTTATAACGAATTATACCGTTCATAAAATCATTACCTTGAATTGCGGCGCAAACTGTATCCTTGTTCAAACAGTGGCTGTCCCAGTACGGCTTTTCTTCATATACGAAAGTGTGGGAAGAGCCGCAACGCTCATCGAGAATAAATCCCTCTCTAACACTTTCATAAGAACAGTTATATTTTTTACACATTTCATAAAAGGAATTACAGAACGAAACTTTTGTCGCAAGGAAACAGTTTTCCATCAGTTTAACCATTTCAGCTTCCGACGATTTCATTTTCAAAAATCTGTGTCTGCCGTCGTACACTTTTTGCAAAAGCTGTATAACTTTGTCGCAAGTCTTTTCACACCCCCCTAAAATCGTAAAATCAAACTTGAAATTGTTGCAATGCTGTGTTCCTCCGTAATACTCGGGAGAAAAAAAAATATTTTCTTTCCCGAGCGAATTAACAAAGCCTATCGGGACTGTGGATTTTACAACATAAATTTCGCAATCGTTTTCGTTTATTGCATTAACAACTTCGCTTGTGTCAAACAATTCTTTTTCCTTGTCATAAGGCGTGTCTACACAAACAAATCCGAACTTGTATTTTTCCTTTTTCTTTGTCGTTTTTTCCTTTTTGTATTTGTCAACAACATCGGGAGTTAATACTGAAAGCTCTTTTAACAGATTGTTTCCGACAACTCCGCAGCCGATTATTAAAACATCACTCATACTTTAACCTCTGCTTTCTCTGAATATTTGTTCTTATGCGAATTTGATTTTTATGAGTTCCGACTACCAAATATTTTCCCCATTTTTTTTGCAAACTGTCCAAACTCTTTTCAAAATCTTTTGCCGTTCGGAACTCGCTATTGCCTCCGACATTATCGTCCCTGCTCTGGGAGAAAAAATAACGGTTATCTTGCCAAATAATCCTATCGGTCAGCAGGCATTTCATACAAAAATCAATATCAACTTTATACTTATCGTTTCTAAATCTGTGTTCACGACCTATAACGCCGATAACACAGCCGAGCCAACCACATAACGAAAAAGGTTCTGCGCCGTTGAACTTCCGAATATCAGTTTGGTTAAACCCAAAAACTTTTGCGCCTGCGTCGTCAGCCATTACTGCGGCATTGACAATAACGTCAAGAACTTCGTCTTTATCTTCAACACGTTCGCTTTTAACTCCCGTCAGACGATATACATATTTTATATCGTCGTCAATCATAATAACGATGCGTTCTTTGAAATGGTCTAAAACCCAATTCCGAACTTCTCCTAAACCTTTGATTTCGTCGGGAATAGTAATAATAGGATTTTTAACGGCTTTTTCGTAATCGCTTTTCTGCGTTTCGGGAACAAGAATTTCAATGAAGCTTGGCAACAGCTCGTTTGTAGTGATACTGTTAAACCTCGAACGGCTCAGTATCAAAATTTTCACGTCCAAGCGCTTCAATAAGTCTTTCACCTTTTATAACCCTCCCAAGTCCGACTTTTCTCTTTTCCCAACCTGCGTCTATTCTTTTCAGTCCAAACTTATTAACTATATTTAGCCAATCCTGCGTGTTGTCGAAAACAAAAACAACATAATCGTGATGCTCAAACTGTTTCAACTCCATTTTTTCCAGCTCTTTGTTATGTTTATTTTCGTTTTCTTTTTCTTTATCACTTTCGAGTTCGTCAAAGCCAAAATCAAAACAGCTTAAATCAATATCTTCCAACTCGTCCAGCAAAGCTTCACAATCCCACTCGCTTTCGTTGCTTTTGTTGTCAACAATTCGCAAAGCCTTTACTTGTTCTTCCGTGAGGTCATCGACGCATACGCACGGAACATCTTTCATGCCGAGAGCCTTTGCCGCTTCATACCTACAATGCCCAATAACAATAACTCCGTCTTTGTCAACGACAATCGGCTGAACAAATCCGTATTGCCTTATACTTTCAGCAACGTTGTTTATTTGTGTTTTGTCGTGCTTCTTCGCGTTTTTTCTTATACGGGGCAATCTCATCTAATTTCCTGTTTTCTACTTTCATAATATCCTCCTTTTTATAATTATATCACATATGTCACAATTTGTCAAGGTTTCGCGGCCTTAAACCTCTTTTATTGTAATTCCGTACTTGTAAAGCATTAGTTTTTTCTTTATTTTGTAAACTTCGGTTTTCATTCCTTTCGCGTCCTCTATGACCTGTTTTCCGCCTTCACAATAGGCGAAGTCGCAAACGTAATAGCAAGGACGTTCAACCACCTTTCCGTCTATTCTCTGCGACGGTATAAGCTCAAAACGCTTCTGCAATTCGAGATTGGATATCTCACCCGCTTTTTCAAGCATTTTTAACTCCGAATACCTCTGTGCTTCCCTTTTGCTTGCGAAAACGTGTCCGTCTATGGTCTGCTTCCTCGAATGATATTTGCTTTTCGTATTCGCGCTTGCATTTCCAAGAGCAAACCTTCTTTTTGAGAAATCCACTCAACATAACTCCTTTCTTGTTCGTTCTTCGCACTTTGATTGAATAAACGTGCTGGTCTGTCGGGAAAAAGTGCTTTCCGCAGACGGGGCATATCCGCTCCCATCCTGTTTCACTTGCCATACGTTATGCCCCTTTCTTTCAAAAGCTGACGGAGTTTGAAAACAGCGTCAAGCCCGTATGTGCCGTATGCGTCCGAATAATTCTCCTGCGCCTTTTGCGCAAATTCTTCTACTTGCTCTTGCGAAAATCCCATTCCGTCAAGTAACGTCCACAGGTCAATCATACGCACCGTGTCAGCAGTCTCGGCGCAGAGCTTGCATATCTCGTCCGTTATCGTCTTATTTATGCTCACCTGTAAAGCAATAGGGAGCTTGTAGCGGTTAAGTATTCCGCTTAACCGCTTTGTCATCGTCTCAATCATTTCTTTCATTCCTTCTCTCCGCATTTCTCGGTTGGGTGGTCATCACTCAAACAAACATCAGCCAAAATATTCATATTCTTTGTTGACCTTTCCTTGCAATCATCGGACGGCAATTCCGCTTTCGGTCTGTCTTTGTATTTGCAAATCTCACATTCTTTTCTTGCACACATTGACAAACGCATTAAGGCTTCTCGCACCTGTTCCTGTGTGTGTTTCATTTCCACTCATCTTCCTTTCTCTGCTTATCTATCAGCCTTGTTTCTTTCGCTATAAGCATATCAACGGTTGCAGATGCAGACAAATTATTGTCGGGTAGTGGCTTTCTGCCGACCGTCCCTGTCCCTTCTTTGAGTAAGTCCGATACGCCCAAGGGGGATCGGCGTATATCACGTCGTACTTTCTGTCCGTGTTAAAAATATCAACTTTCATCTTTGTTGCCTCCCTATTCCATTTTTGCCCCGCAATTCTCACAATACTTTGCGTCTGGATTTTTCCACGAGCCTTCTGTGTGTTTTATAAATCCACAACAAGAACAGCTCCATTCGTCACCTCCGATATGCGCCCATTTCCCACATTTGTTCTTTTGCATTTCAACTGTCGGCTGTGCGTCTACAATTATGTCAAACAGTTCTTTGTTTTCGTCGTTCCACCAAGCGTAGTGCTGTTTTAATTTGTCCGCGTCAATAAGTCTCATCTTGTTTCCTCCTCATTGTGATTAGTCTTTATTTACCCTTTTTAACTTCTACAAACTTCCATCCGCCAGCCTGATATATCGTTTTTGAATAACAATCTTTGAACGTTGCATTGTCGGATATGATGAGTGACGCTGAATTATTCCACTTGGTATACGGAGTACTTTTGACCATGGCATTGCCGTAGATGTACTTGACCGTGGCACTATCGTAGATGTTCTCGACCGTGGCTTCGCCGTAGATGTACTTGACCGTG